GATACAGTTGTTAGGTTAGTTGAATACCCATACCTACCAACTCCATAAAGTCCATCTTCTCCGAAAGGAGCAGAAGAACCGGATGGTGAGTTAGGACCTGTTTTTCCGTGAATTGAATCACCGGAAGTGAATTTACCTTCTGTTTTTCCATACTTGAAATCAAGATAGAAAACTAGTCCAGATGGTAAGTTCATTGGTTGAACAGAAACAAGTTCCTGTGCAACGATGTTTCCAAATACTCGTCTTACTAATGGAAGTGCAACTCCTGACCATTCTTCATCACCTACACCGACACCGGCGTTTGGTGAAGTAGTAGAATTCTCAGATATTAACTGACGTGCCTGGTTTTCTAACAATGTAGCCATACCAGATTTTTGCCATTCATTATCCATTCCTTCTAAAAGTCCAGATTGTTCCCACTTAGTAACGAGCTTAGCGGCCTCATCTTTCTGCTTCTTAATAGGTGAAGCTGAAGATAAAAGACCTTCGTTTATATAATCGCTCATTTTATTTTCTCCGAATTAAAGCGGTTTATGATTTAATCAAACCAGCAAGTTTTCTGAAACGGTCTGCAACTTGATTCTCTTCCGAGATAATCTTCTTACTTGGAGCAGTTCCACCAGATTTCTTACTAGCATATGATTCCTTAACAACTTCTTTCTTTTCTTTACCATTGTCTGTATAAGACTCAGCAAGAGTAGAATAGACCAACTTAATTTCACGAGATGTTTGAGCTCTGTCAAATGTCTCTACAATTTTAAGTTTTTGGTCGTTACTTAGTACAAACTCTTTAAAAAGTTTATTTGTATAAAGTAATTTTGCATTAAGGATGTTAACTTCATGAAGCTTGTCTTTTAGAAAAACAACAGCTTCCTTATATTCATTAAGCTCGCTTTGTAGCGTATTAACTTCTTCGTGAACTTTACCTTTACCTGGATCTTCTTCGTCACCAGCAGAAGGTTGCTTCACGCCAGTTCCCGAACCGATACCAGATGAGGTTGATTGTTCATCAACTTCGTCTTTATCTTCATCTTCGTCATCTTCTTCAGTTACGATTTCTTCTTCAACGACTTCTTCTTCGTTTACAGAATCATCATCAGACTCAGTTTCGTTTAACTCTTCTTCAAGCTCTTTGATTACTGCTTCTAAATCAAGCTCTTCAGACTCATCCATTTCATCTTCTTCTTCGTCTTCGTGCTCATCTTCAGAAACAATAGGGGCATACTTCACACCATCGATTTCAACGATTTCAGACTCATCAACTTCTTCTTCATCATCTTCTTCTCGTCTTGGTGAATCGTGCATTCCTTCTTCAGGATCTTCTTCATCATCTTCTTCTCGTCTTGGTGAATCATGCATACCTTCGTCAGCACTTTCTTCCTCATCATCCTCGTCTTTATCAGCAAAAGGATTCTCATCTTCTTCAATATCTTCTTCAGCTAACTTAGCAGACAACATTGATTTTAGATGTGGAGTAAAGGCTTCTTCAAGAGCCATCTTAGCGTTTTGCAGAGCAGTTTCACGAACAGCTTTAGCATCAGCGATAGCTTCTTTTAATAAATCAGACATATTATGTCTCCCATACTATTTGTATTGGAATAAAGTTATTCTGGAACTTTAATTAGATTAGTTTTTTTAGACTCTGTAAGACCACAGAGTATTGAGGTTACATATAAGTATATAGAAAAATATAAAAACTAGTCGTTTAACTTGAGAGATTTTATCTTTATCATTCTTTGCTTTCTTTTCTCTCGTTTAGCAGCAGATGGTTTCTGATAAAATTCTCTTTCTCTAAGTTCTTTTAACATATTAGAGTTCTTGACTCTTCTTTTAAATTCTGAAAGAGCTCTCTCGATACTTTTACCTGTTGCATCTACATAAAGTAATGTAGAACCTTTATTTTTTGATTTCTTTTGTTTCTTAAACATGTTAGAACCTTTGTTGTTATTCTTCATCATCTTCTTCTATTAGTTGAGCTTCAGATAAACATCCTCTAGCAACTGCTGTATGAGCATCTTCTATATGAATGATTTCTGAAATAGGTATTGGAAACTCATCTTGGTCAAACTGTTCATTAAACACATCCAAGAATCCTTTTACCAATGAAGTTCCACCACCGATAACAATAGGAACTGCATCAGGAAAATTAGGAACATTTTCAACACCTTCAAACTGAACCTTTAAGTTAGTTAAAAGATAATTAATTAGGGCACCATAATAAGAACGAATAGCAATAAGAACATTAGCCTCATCCGTTTCTTCTTCATAAATATTTTGATAAGTAGCAGAGAATAAATCAAGTGTAGTTGATGTTTCTTTAATGTTAGTTACTTTAGCTTTTGATACTCCCGTATCCATAGCAACATTTTCATCTACCCAATCTCCACCACGACTTACACTAAAAGATAGGGCAGTCATCCCTTGATACATAACTGCTATGTTACACATACCAGCACCCATCGAGATGGCTACTCCTGTTAGTTGAGTATCAACTAAACCCTCATAACCAATTGCAACTGCCTCTTCTATCTTTTTTACGTTATATCCGTATTGTTCTATTATCGTTCTCAATACATCTTCGTGATATGACACTTCCCTCTGAACATCAATAGGTTTAGATGGAATACAATAAACACATGTTTCCCCATCCACAGCGTCACCCAACAACTCTCCGATTATGGCGTTTAGAACTGGTAAGGCATCTTTCTCTGTAGGATTTAAAAGACCACTTTTCATCGGTCTTTTAAGTTCGGCTGTTGAGAATATTTGAGCATAGTTGAAAGCGTGTTGTCCAACTATATGAACTTTACCTGCTTTCTCTACGAAAGGAATTCCTTGTCGTTTTAACATTCTCTTGACTTGGTTCACCTCCCCATCGACAGTTAAGAATGCATTTCTTTGTTTTTTTACTAGCTCTTCTGTAGCAGCAATATAGAATGATGTACCACAATCTAAACCTTTTGCCATATCTAACCTCTTCTAAGTTGTTTAAGTTTTTCTTTCTGAGTTACTACTTTACCTTTTATCACCTCATCTGATTTGATAGATGATTTTTCTGGTTTTTGTATCATTATATTTTTTTTTGTTTCAATTTCGATGTGTCCAACTTTTTTCTGCTTTGGTAACTCGACTTCAACAGCTTTTGGTGTTGTCCTATTCGTAAAAACCTCTTTCGTCTTTTTCTTTTTATCATCTCTGTAAAATAACCTTAATAGTATTCCTATAATAAAACCGATTTGCCATAATGTCAAAGAGACATAAATAAATGTATTACTTATCTCCATTCTTGACAGCTTTAGTAATAGCATCTCTTCTTTTCTTTAGATATCTATCACTATCATCAGTATCACCATCGTTGTCAACATCATCATCTTCTTTACCGACTGGATCTAAACCCTCGTCTATATCATAGTAACGATTTAAAATATTTCCCATGTCTTCGTAAAGAGCAGAAAGTCGTTGATTAGTGGCATTTGCCTCAACAGCAGTCTTTTTAAACTGACCTGTCAAACCTTTAAGTTCTTTCATATTTCTCTTTACACTAACATTATCAAACCAATCGTCACTTTCACCAAGAATGTGATTTTGAGCAGATTCAGCCATTTGAACGAGTTGTTTAGCAGTTTCTAAAATATTATTGTTATGATAAATTTGTTTACCAACTGTTTGGTAAGACCTAACTGCTTCTATCACTTCATACTTATTTACTCTTGGTTTCTCATCAGCCATAATTCCTATGTCTTCGATTAAACCCATTAATTTAATATTTTTCATTTCAACTCCCTCATTCTGAGCTAACTTGTTTGTAATTTTTTCTTTAATATATTTGTCTGCCAAATGTTTTTCTCTACCGTATTTGGCTTGACTCCACTTTTTCTGTAGAGACATCGGTAAATCTGTTTCACTTAAACCATTGTTGATAAATGAAGCAACTCTTCTAGCATCAACACCTGGTATTTTCCTATAACGGAACTCTTCTAACTTTTTTAACCAAGAACGAACTTCCCTTACGGTTACTCGTTTGTTGACACTTTCATCAACCCTCTTGTATTTCTTTCCGTTAAATTTAATTTCGTCTTTCATATCTATAAATATTATGTTATTTACTTTCCCCATCATCTTTCATATGATGAGTTAAATAGTCTTTTACTGAATTCATATAATCAGCAGATTTTGTTATTTTTGCTTCTAACCATTCAGGTAAATTCATATCATCTGTAATCATTTCAGAAACATCTTTTGAGTCACTAGCACACTCCATAGCATCGTGTTTAGCCATCTTACCTTCTTTATGACTATCTTCTTTTAATAAATCTTTTAATTTAATCACGGTTCTTCCTCTCAAAGTCTTTAAGTTTTACCTTAAACTCTATAATATGTTTTTTGTAAAGGGAAGCAATTTCTAAAGATTCTTTTTTCAATCCATCTTTTCCTAAATCTTTTATAAGTTGTTTAACATTTTTATCCAACCTATCAAGATTATTGTTTATGTTGTTAAAGTATCCTCTAAAATAGTTAGGTATTCCTTCGTTTAAAAATTGTTTTAAGCTAATCATGTTTTAATTCCAGCTTTTTTTAATTTAGCATGAAGTCCTAACATCCAACTTCTAGTCATACCATCAACATCAGCTTTACCTTTAAATTTGTTAGTTATTTTAAGTATAGTATCACTAACTTTATTTAACTGACTAGCCATTTGTTGTTCGGGTGCTTCGTTGATAGTTTCTTCATTTACGGATTCATTTGCTTTTTGAAGAGCAAATTCAACTCTACCATTTTTAGATAATCCCTTTTCCATTTTTTCAATCTTTTTTACAGCAGCTGTCATATTACCACCCATTGACTTAGCCACTTTAATTGC